AGGAATTTTTTATATTCGTCCTACAGAAAATAATTATCGTCTGTATTATTTCCGTAGTCATGAGTACCGTTCTTATTACAACGTTGATGGTGAGCTGGAAGAAGTTGTAATTATCTATAGTTATAAAGTTAAAAAACCAAACTCAGGGTTTCAAGACATCGGTACGTATAACTTAACTGGTGATCCTAATCAAACACCAGGCCAAAAACGTTATATTCGTTTATCTATTAAAGACAGCACTATTGAAGAAACACATTCTGATGGTGAGATGTCTTTCGATAATGTCAATGTACAAATGCCAGGTAGAACTGAAAAGTTTCCTAATACCTTACGCTTTATTCCTTGTGTTGAAATCTTTAATAACCCCAAGGGATTTTCTATGGAGGGCAGCGGTGAATTTGATGCCCTAGCTAATCACATTGTTATTCACGATAATCTTGTGCATAACATGCGTAAGAACTTACAATTCTTTGGTAATCCCACCTTACTGTCATCGCGTCCTAAAACTGACTTAATGGAGTCAGGTGGAGATGGTGCAGCACAACGCCCTTCTATTGCAGCTAACTCAGGTTTTACTAGTCCCGCTAATTTAAGTCGTTCTACATTTAAACAAGATCCAGTTAGCCGTGGAGTTGATGGACAAATCAGAGTTCCACGAGTTATTGCAAACCTTGAACCAAATGACCGTGTTGGTTACATTGTTCCTGATGCTATTTCGGGTGACCAGAATGCTTTTGTTCGTCAAGTAAGAGAAGAGATAAGAACAGCTTTAGGTGGTGTTGATGAACTATCTATTTCAGCTGGTGTCACAGCAACTGAGTACAAATCATTATTTGGACGAGTATCAGCCACATCAAAGAAAAAAGCAAATGCTATTTATACACACGGTTTATGCCGTTGTCTTGAATTAATTATTTATCAAGAAGAACAGCTATTTAAAAACACATTAGCTGCAGCTGCCAAATTTGAAAAGCCAATTCCTCCTTCTGAGAATGCAACACCAGAAGAGCTAGCAATGTATAACGAAGCTCTTGCTGCGTTTGATGCAAGGATGAAAGAACTCATGATGGCTTGTGTTAAAGCACAAATGATTCCTCCAGGTGTTAAAGGCTTGATTCCTGATGGCGATATAACAATGCTTTGGCGTTGGTTAGGGCCTGTATATGAAGACTCAACTCAAGACATTTTAAATAACTCTATTGTTGTTAGAAACTTACAAGAGTTAGGAGTTGATAGCATAGAAGCACTGAAATATCTTTTCCCTTCAAAAACTGAAGAGGAAAGAGCGGAGATGCTTTCAGGCTTCCCGTTCAGGATGGTCAACGAATTACAGGGAGCTTATTCCCAGTTTTCTCGTTTAGTGGGGGGAATGATGCAGACTCCCCACCCTCAAGCTCCAGATTTACCCATGGCGGCAGATCCTCGTTTGGACCTTACTCCCTATCTGTATCGAACCTTAGAAGCATTACAAAAGGAGATGAGCTATGCAGGACGCTACCGTCCAATCGATCCCACAGATGAGCCCCCAACAACCAGCGGTGGCTCCGAGCAATTACGTGGCGGCAGCACCGGCAGCACCGGCAGCTCCAACACAAGTGGCTCCGACCCAAGTGGGAACGTACTACCCCCAGGCGGTGCCCCAGGCCGCACCTCAGGGACTTACCAGTTACCAATCCGCCCCGTCACCATTCGCCCCCCAATCCCAGGAATCGGCGGCAGCCCAGGGCAATCCATGGGAATCGGCATTCAACAGGGTAGTAAACCTGTTGGGAAGTCCGGTGCAATCCCCATTCCAGGGTCAACCATCACCGACGACTCAATACAGTCCAGCCAATTACGGAGTACCGCAAGCCCAGGCATCGACCTCGGCACAATCGGCTCCGCAGACATGGCCAACAAGCCAGACCTCTTACAACAACTCTTCCCCAACCTCCTCGATCAACTCATTGGGGGACGTGGCGGATCTGCTGCAGTGGAGTCCGGAAAGTCGGATGGTGGTGTCGAATTACGGAACAGAAGCTCCGGCAATTCTAAATCAGTACGCCCTAAACCTAGAAGGGATGCTCGATAGTGCTGTCTCTTGGGGCAAGGAAGCGACACAAACTCTTACTGGATATGCAAACTTTGCTGTTCAAGAGCACCAAGAAAACTTGGCATATAACGAGATTTTAACGAATCCCGATGTGTTGTCTGATTACACCTTGAAGTATTTCGGTCCTGAAGGTCCATGCCCTGTGTATGAGACTGAAGCTGATCTTGAAACTCGTGGTTATCCCACTGCCCAGGTACAACAACCTGGCATGAATGTTGCTGGCCTCCCTGCTCCACCAATGGCAGAAGCACCACAAGCTCCTCAAGATTTCTGGGGCAGCTTTAAGCAACAGATGGATGTAGATCCAAGTCAAGCATGGCGCATTATGAACCAGGCTGATCCTCGTGTTATGGCAAACAAACTGTTTGTTATGGAGTGATCTAATGATCAAGCTTGCAGGTAAATATGCAAAAGATCTTTTAGAACGTCCTGGAGCTTTGATGGCAACCGGTGGCCTAGGTGCTGCCGGTTTAGCTACTTTAGGTAACATGTCTTCAGGGGAATCCAATTATGAATCCCCTGGACGAATGGGATTAGAAGCTTTAGGGGCAGGTACTCTTGGTGCATTAGCATCTCGTCGTCTGCCTCAACTTGCTAAATACTATTCACCTGTTGCAACTAAAGAACGTCTTAAAAAAACAGGACAAGAAATGGTAAATGCAGGTGTAATTCGAACACCGGCAGATGTCAAAGATTATGCACGCATTGCAGCGATGTCTACAAAAGCAGCTCCTTATGTTGGGGCTACTTATGGCGCAGGTTTAATGCTAGGCGCAGGCGGATTAGGCGGTCTGGGAGGAGGTGGTATTGCCAACGTTGGTAATATGGCTGGTCTTCCAATTGATCCTGAAATGCCAGGTTCATCTAACACGATGAATTCTCGTCTTAATATGCAAGGTTATGCATAAAGCAGTCTAATAAATTACAGACTGCTAAAATTTTCTTTAGATAGGGCAATAGACTGCCCGAATCTTTCACCCGATTAATTACTTTTTCCAAATATCTGGAGGATAGAAGCAAGTGTTTCTTGATAATGATTTTCCTAAGATTTTAGGCGCGGAACTTTACCGTCCGCATCCCGCCTATGTCTGTGAAATGGCTGTTGAGCCCGTAGTCGTACATGACTTCACCTCACAACCCGGCCAAACAGTACAGCTTGATCGCTATAAGTTCTGGGGAACTCCTGGCACTAAAGATAGCCGTGAGCGTATTTCTGATCAGACTATTGGCACAGCTAATAGCCGTAACATCACTAAGGAGAAAGTCCTTGTGGTGCTTAAGGAATACACCGGTCCTGCGGACCCCGGCGACCCGACTCAGCCCAGCACCTTTAAGATTGCGCGTGAGACTCTGATCACAGCTCAGCGTCTTCTGCTGGACACCGGGAACCTTAATATGTTCCACCAGTCCATCGGTAGCCTGACTCTGCTTGACGACTATCGTCGTTGGCGTGACCGCGTCTTCATTGACGAACTTGCCAAAGCCGAAGCCAACGGTGCCGCCTCTACTTCACAAGGTGGTTATTACTTCGCTGGCGCCAAAGTCAAGGACAACTCCGGTCGTGTGTCCTACACTGTCGCTGAGTATGGTAACGAAGTTCAACAGTTCCAGGTGCGTACTGACCTTCTGAACGTTGTTAAGGACTTGCGTAAGCGCAACGTGCCGACCTTCTCTGATGGTCTGTATCGTTGTATTTGCGATCCCACATTCATGATGCACCTGCGTCGTGACCCTGACTTCCGTGAGATTGCACGTTACGCTGGTAATCCTGGTCAAGGCATGTACATGGGCAACCCCATGATGCCTAACAACGCCAGCTTCTACATGGGTCCCCAGGCCGGCCAAGGCTATTTCCTGGCTGGTGAACCTGTGATGCCTACTGGCGTTCAGTTTGAAGGCGTTAAGTTCTTCGAATCGACTAACTTCCCGATCAAGAACATCACTGCTTCTTTTGATACGGGCTCCAGCTACGCTTCCAAAGAAGTTGCTCAAGGTTACTTCTTCGGTCCTCAGTCCGTTGGCGTTGGTATCGGCGGCCCGAACGCTCAGGTGCTGATCAACAACAACGACGACTTCAGCCGCTTCATCATTCTGATCTGGCAACTGTACGCCGGTTTTGAAATCCTCAACAAGGACTTTGTGACCACTGCTTACAGCTTTGTGCAAGATGATGGTACTGTCTGATAATTAAGCACATACATTAAACATAGGAAGAATAAATGACCTATTTGTCCGCTAAGAAAATCTACCCAGGTAACTGGGCAGAACCCCTGAACGGTTGGTACAAGAACATTGACACCAACGGTGACGACACCGCTAACGCTTCCAAGGGGGGCCCCACTTCGGTGTTGGCAGCCCCTGGCTATCGTTACTTTCAACAACGTGGTTACGTTGCCATCACAGCTACTTCCGGCACTGGCGCTCAAGCCACCGGTAATGTGATCGTGCCTTCGCCCTACCGTCAGGATGATACCCGTCCTGACATCACGGGTATGGTGATCTCTGGCAATACCACCCTTCCTGCCTACGTCTACCGCGCCACCATCTCTGTGGCTTCTGGTTGGGGCGATGGCCGGGTTGCTTCGGGTGTGTATGCCTCCACCGGTAACGTGATTAGTTTCAGCCGGGACTCCAGTGGTCCTGTGTCTGCTTCAGGCGATGGTGAAGGCGTGGCTCAGGCCAACCTGACCTCTACTGTGTCTGGCTCGCAAGTTGATGAAGTGTATTTTGCTGGTGGCACCGCTGCCTATAGCACCAACCCCTTCATCACCACCACTGGCGCTACCGCCGCTGGCCCGACCAACATCTACAAGGCCATCACTGGTGCCAACACTTTCAAGGTGTTTGCCCGTGGCACTACGACCGGTACCACCACTTCCGGTGGCTACTACATCTCTAGTGCTGATGCCGCCGCTGGCCGCAGTGGCTACCTCGTGGTTGAAGTGTGCTACGTCCAGCCGGACGAAGCTCCTGGCTACGAAGATATTGATGGCTACCTCCTGGGCCGCACTGTCAGCTGAGTGAGTTAAACTAGGACCAGATTAACTCCTGGTCCTATGTCTACCACTGCCGAAATGCTTTATCAGCACAAGAAAACAGGTGCGCGAGTAAAGGTTGTTAGCGAGTGGGATAACGGTGAATGGTTCATGGTCGAAGATCAGGACGGTCGCCTTTATACCGCTTACAAAACCGAACTTGTCCCTGATGAAGTCGCAACCAAGAAGGTGAAAACTCTTCAGGTAAAAGATAAAGCTGCTCAAGAAGAACCTCGTTCTTTCCCTCCCGAGACACGGTTAAACATTAATGGTGCCACCGCCCAAATGATCGCTGATCATATCAAGGGTATTGGTCTTAAGACTGCCCGAGAGATTAAAGACCTTCAAATGTCCTTATCGGGTGAAAGGTTTAACAATTTAGAGCAGCTTAAGCAAATTAAACGCATCGATTGGGACGCAGTTTTATCGGCTGACTTAATTCGTGTATAACTTAAGGCTTACTAAACATCACCCCTGGGAGACCGGGGGTTTTTTATTTTAAAATAAAAAGAAAAGATAATGGCATACACTCCAGTTCGATCCGGGTTTACCGGCCCAAGCGCAAAAATAGGCGGCTCGTCTGATTACCATATCGACTTAAAATTACTTGAGTCTTTGCCTGTAGCAGAACGAGTAAAGGCTATTGATTCTTTGGCACGTCAATACCAATCTATTGGTCGGGAAATTGAGTTTTCTAACGATGCCGTATCAGGTAAACGTTGGGATTTAAATAAAGATATGAGTGATAAGGTAGATCTTCTTCAGAGAGCAGCAGCAGCTCATAGTCACAGTAAAAACACAGGCTTTCAGTCCCTTGATTTTTATGTACCCTTCAAAGGTAAAAGTCGATTTACCAAAGGCACTGTTGAAGATGCATCTATTTTTCTCCCAGGAGTAGCAGGGGGTAAAATCAAACGTGGCTCAGGCGGCGGGTATGGATACTATTCTGAATCCCTGGATCCTAGTGGAAAAGTTTTATTTAGAGTAGGGCATGGGAACGTTGATCGCCCAGAAGCTAAAGGAGAATTTACCGTAGGCGCTGCTTCTAGTACACTTCCAATCGGTGGTGCTACAACGTCTAATGTCGATTCAGAATTATTAGCGCAGGCTTACGTTAAAAGCCAGCTAGAGAATCAAGCCCAACAAGGGCAATTAATCAATGCTTTAACAACAGTATTAAGGGAGAAAGAAAAACCTAAAACACTCATGGAGCAAATGAAAGAAGGCCTGGTTGGCGGAATGATTAAGCAAGCATTAACGCCTACAAACTTTCTTTCTCAATACATGGGAGATGAACCGTACATCCAAGGTCAACGCCTTGGAACTAACCAATTTCTAACAGGCAATTTATAGTTGATTTCTAGGAACTATAATTACTTGAGGTTGAAAAGTAGAAGTGTTTTTATCTGACTTTGATAAAAGTAGGGTCAGGTATCACCTGGGTTATTTTACGGTTTCCATACCAGCAGGCGACTACGCTCGCTTGGAGGAAGCTATGAACACCGTTCCTGATTCTTATTTTTACGATAAAATTGTTATTCAAATTGGTCGTTGTGATACGGCTGAAAAGAAAACCGAGGTTGCCACTTCACCTTCTACTCGATTAGAAAGCATTATTGGTGACGTTGATCGTACGATTAGATCAAGCAATGCCAAAGAAGCCCTGAAGGTTTGGGATGAAATTTATCTCTATGAAACTAATCGATTAGCTAATATTCTTTACGTACCTAACTATAAGGATCCTTTCCAAGCACGTTATAGGTACGAACGTTCAGGCGCAGAGTTCATTCAGGCTCTCCCTGGTCCTGCAGACACCGCAGTTGGTTCGCGTATTTATCTACATCAGGTTTGGCGATAATGTTAGGACTTTTAAAAAATTTAGGGCGTACTGCGCCAGCTGCCTTAAATAGTTTGGCTAGAACTGGAGGAACGCGCGCAGTAAATTTTCTAGACGATTTTATTCGAGCTCAACTAACAGCAGGAGCCAGGAAGGCAGGTCCATCTGTTAGAAAACAAGCTAATAAACCTGGTTTAACGGGATTTCTTGGCGAAGCCAGGCTTGCAGGGGAAACACAT